TGTTCCGTGTGTACTTACCTGCCTTACCAGGTGTTGTGACCACTCGTCAATTGAATTTACTATGTAAAGATGTACAGCTTCCGGGCAGACAGATATTAACTAACGAACGTGTCATTGGAATGAAGCAAGTCAAGCAAGCTTATGGCTATGCATCAGAAGATGTGAGTCTGACATTCTATGTAACTAACGACTATGGCCTGCGTCAATATTTTGAGAAATGGCAAGATCTTATTATAACAGATAAGGAACTGAATTACCCGGATGAGTATGGGTTTGAAGTACGAATAGAGCAACTGCAAAAGGGTGCAGCGCTCGACTTACCGGTAGATATTAACTTCAATCTATTTGGTTTAAACATCGATATAGACTTTGATTTATTCAAAGACGCAAAGAGTATATACACGTGTGTACTTGACAAGGCATTCCCTACCACCATGAATGCTATTCAACTGAATAATGAGCAAGGTGGGCTCGTTGAATTGAACGTACAATTGTCCTATAAGGACTGGAGATCAGTATAAAATGGCTTTACCTAAATTAAACTCTACACCAAAATACGATATTACCATACCGTCGACACAACAAGCTGTCCGCTTTAGACCTTATCTTGTAAAAGAAGAGAAGGTTCTGATGCTTGCGATGGAGTCACAGGACCAAAAACAATCACTTGCTGCAATCGTAGATACTATTGTTGCGTGTGTTAGCGAAGATATTGAGCGCACAAAGCTTACGACGTTTGATGTTGAATATATGTTCACACAGATTAGATCTAAGTCAGTAGGCGAAACATCTAAGGTGTCTATCAAATGCAAAGAGTGCGATCACGCCAATGAAGTTGTGATTCCGCTCGAATCAATTAAAATTGATATGCCTGAGAATGTCATCAGTCTGATAGAACTAACTGATGAAATCTCGGTACAACTAAAATGGCCAACATATTCTGATCTAGGCGATCTTGACATGGCCGATGGAGCAAGTCAGGTTACTCAAACCTTTGACATGATTGCTAAGTGTATTGACTCAGTTCTTACTGGTGATGAACGCATTAGTATGAAAGATGAACCAAAACAAGAAGTCATGGACTTCATTGAATCACTCACATCTGAGCAGTTTGATAAGATCCGTGAGTATGTTGAGCTGATGCCTAAACTAAAACACGATGTGGAGTTTACATGTGTATCATGCAGTGACACAAATAAAATTACCTTGGAGGGTATGAACGATTTTTTCTAATAGCCCTTTCTCACGAATCTCTGATCGGATACTTTAAGACGAATTTCTCCCTGATGCAACATCATCATTATTCATTAACCGAAATAGAAGAGATGATACCATGGGAAAGGGAGGTATATTTAACAATGCTCATTGAACATATAAAAGAAGAAAATGAACGAGCCAAGGAACAGCAAAGTAAAAGATAATGGCTGATAAAATAACACTGTCTGACTTAAAAGACGAAATTGCAAAAGGTAATAAAGCGCAGTCAAATACGACTGACGCTATTATGAAGCTTAATTCTACTTTTGCAAAGCAGTTTAAATTGCAGGCACGTGGTGCTGGTGACAGACTAGAAGATAAGCTAGAAGGATCTAAAACTCCTAAGGTCGTACAAAAAGAAATGACTGGCTTTAAGCCTCTTGACAATGCTAGCGGTAATATCAATGCTTTTTTTGGTAGACTTGCTAACATCGGAAAAATGCTTGCAGGCTTTACGGCAGGCCTTGCTGCTGTAGCTGCTGCATTTGCGGGCATGCGTGGATGGGAACTTCCTATTCTAAAACGAATTAGTAATATTAAGTTTGACAATTTGTTTCCGGAGTCATTATCCAAAACCCTTAATCAAAAATTTCTAAATGTTCGGGCACGTGTATTAAGATTTTTTAATATGAGTGCGGTTCTTCCTAAGGGTGAAGATGGCAAACAGATCACATCTATTGGTGGGCAAATAGCTAATGCATTTAAGAATGCCAAAGCAAGCATACTCAAAGGATTTGGTATCGGCATTGATGGAAAGCTTATTGCTTTGCAGGGCGAAGATGGTAAATTTAAGTCTCCAAGGATAGGCAGATTCCTTATCCAGATGAAATCGCTGTTTAGTCCTATCACTAAAACCTCGGCTGCGATTGGTGAATTCTTTACGAGTGGTTTTGGATCAAAGATAGTTACCTTTATGAAGGGTGGAGCAACAAAACTTTTAGCAGTATTTGGTAAAATACTTTGGCCTATCGGTGTTCTGGTGTCAGCCTTCAAAGGTGTCACAGACTTTATNGGCACCGAAGGAACGCTATATGAAAAGTTTACGGCCGGTATTAGTACTGCACTTGCAGACTTCATTGGCGCACCGCTAAACCTTTTAAAGGATCTGATGGCATGGGGTCTAAAGAAGCTTGGCTTTGATGAAGGCGCCGAATGGCTAAAAGGTATTGACTTTGTTAAACCAATAAAAGATATGATTACTAATGTCATGGAATGGTTCGGTACGCTGTTCACAAATCCTGTAGAAGCATTAAAGCAATTATGGACAACACTTCTTGATGGCGTGGCCAGCCTAGGTATGTGGATATATGATAATACTATAAAACCAGTGTTTGATTATTTTACTGGTATATTCAAGTGGTCTGTAGACGGTGTAACAAAGGTTACTGATAGCATCGCAACTATAGTAGGAGATATGGTAACCGGCGCATGGGATTATGTCAAAAAGCTATTTGTATTTGATGAGGGTGTCGAAGGCATTATTGCATCACTAATCAATGTGACGACAATCGTACCTAACCTTGTCAAAGACGCAATCTTAGGTATTACATCATGGCTAGCCAGCAAACTAGGGTTTAACACGGAAGCCGAAGAGCTTTCTAAATGGAAAGACTATAGTATAGGTGATCTTGCTGTAATGGCATTTAACGGCGTTAAAAATTGGTTATCAAGTAAGTTTAGTAGTGAGGTTAATCTAGGCGGACTGTCATTTAGCCTGTCTGATATAGTCACAGCTCTTAGTGATAACATTGGCCTGATGAAGGATATTTTAGTAGCACAGATATCATTCAGTGTTAAAAGGTTGGTTAACGGATTTAAGGCAAGCTTCGAAAGGGCTGCTAACTTCATAGCAAATCTTGGTGATGAAATATACTTAATGATCTCTAAGAATTTCCGATTTAAACTTCCTGAAATTAATATTCCTGAAACATTTCTTACACCGGCGTTTAATCTTATCCCAGCAATTGATGTAGGTGTAGGTGATGCAGGCACTAGAGCTGCAGCCCAAACTCGTATTGATAATAGGGACACCGAAAGCGCTTCAAGAGTCAATAAGCTACAGAGTGAAACTGGCAATGAATTAGCAAATCTTCAGTCATTGCAAGCTCAGCTAGCATCAAATTTACAATCGGTTGTTGTTAATAATAATACAACTAATACTGCAAACAATAATTCTTCTAGTGCTAACTCCACAAACTTAAATGGGACCGCCTCTGCAGGCGATCCCTTTGCTCTTATGCCAGGGGCATTTTAATCGTCTTGAGCAAGCTTGGCAAAGTATGATAGTGTGTCATCATCATTTGATTTCTCACTAATAGACTCTGCCGTTACCGGAGCATTAATCATTGGATCAGGTGCTGGCTCATTCATTTGAGCAGCCTGGGCCAATGACTGCTGACCGGCATCTGCAGATTCACCAAGAACTTTCATAAGCTTGGCTTTAAGCTCAGCATATGTTTTATAATTCTTAGGATCTTCAAACTCTGCTAGATCGTACATACCATTATATAGAGCTTCAAGCTTATCCTCATCGCTAGAGATAGCTGCAGGAGAAGCAAACTCAGACTTATCGTAATTACGATAGCCTTCAACGTTACGAATCTTAAGTTTAAAGTCTGCACCTTCCCACATATCAAACGGATTTGTAGGAGTTTCGTCCGCAAACTCTGGCTGCATCATATCCATGATTTTGTCATGGATTTTCTTACCATACTGATACAAGAAGGTTTTGCCTTCACGCTCAGGATTAGCAGGATCTGATACAATTAGAATATTTGAGACATAGTGTAACCGACGCTTTTGTTGGCGTGCAGTTCCTTTATCCTCTTCGATACCTGTATTCCATAACTTGGAATTCAATTCACCGACAGGATCTGTTTGGCCAATTGATGTAAGAGACCGTTCGATGTACCATTGGCCAGTTGGGCCTTTAAAACCGTGATCCCAATACCGAACCCAAGGAAGTTCTTGGCCTTCACCGGCTGGAAGGAAACGTAGGACAGCATAGCCGTTGCCGGCTTTATCTACTGTTGGTTTCCAGATACGATCATCACCGTAGCTTTTCTTTTCTCCACCACCGCCAGCAGTTTCGGCTGCTTGGATGAGTTTAGAGATTGAGCTTTTATTTCGTTTTAGTTCTGCAAAAGACATATGATAGTTCCTCTTATTTGCTGTAGTATTGCTGTATTGTGTTTTTGTATTATACCACGTTCATGCGTCGTAGTACACCGCTATTTATACTTTATTCTTCGAAGACAACGGAATCTCCATCGCTATACTGATCTTCGATCTTTTTCCAATGATCGGGATCAGCGTTATTTATGGTTTGACAGGCGCCAATAGTATTACATGGATAGCCAATCTTACCATAGTTATGCATCTTAATATTGTTCATAAAGTTTCGGCGTTCAGGTGAATTCCAAACTTCTATTAAGGTTTGCTCTTTCAGATTTCCTACAACCAAGTCCTGATTATCATCAAGGCAGCATGCATAGAAATCTCCGTTAGGTGCTACATACATAGTTTCTGTCATAACATTAACCATAGGACATTTAGAATCTGGGTGAGCTTCAAATTCTCCTGATTTAAATCGAGGTCTTTCTGCCCACATACCTGAACTGCTATGTCTAACTACACTCAGCGAGTTGAATATATCTTCGCCTAATATTTCTGTTAGGCTTTTACATACCAAACTGTATGAGCTAAATGGTACACTTGTACCAGCCGGAATTTGAATTGGGTTCTTGTCATATACCGAGAAGATTGTGGCAGCATATTCAAAGGCAGGCATTACGTTAATACCAAAATCTAAATCAGGATAATGTTCCATCCGCAAACCTAAGAAATGTTTTAGGTTTTTCATTACAGATTTAAACGGAATACCTTTGACAGCCTTATAAGATTCGTCGTTGTGCCCATCAATATTAACTTGAATAGAATCGAACAGTTTCTCTCTCACAAGTATCTCAGCAACCTTCTTAGACATTAGTCCAAAGTTGCTTAGCATATCAACCTTCACATTAGGAAGTTTCTTTTTAATATATCGAAGGATCTCAACAAAGTCTCTATGATATAGTGCCTCGCCATTTTCACTCATATGCATACGCTGCAATTCATACGGAAAATCAGGGTGAGCCGCTTCATCTATAATTTTAAATACTAACTCTTTGTCCATATCAAAATTACTTTTAGTGCCACGACTTGCCGGGCACCACACACAAGTAGCATTGCATCTATTAGACAGTACAAAATTTATATTCTGAAGTGGTTTCATTGTTCACTCAAATGTTAATTCATTACCGCGTGGTAAGTAATTTAGTTTCATTGCTTCGGCTTCAATCTTATCTTTGATAGGCGCAGATATAAACTTGCGCACATCCTGAGTATCGATATTATGCTTTTCGCAAATGTCACACACCGCATCGATGTATGACATTTTTTGTTTAATTACGGCATTCTCAATAAGAACAGAGAATTTTGATTTTGTTAAAAATTGCGTTTCTATCATTCAACCTCGTTTTCCGCCAAATCATTCCAGACAAAACCAAGGTCTGAATAAAATACGCCATGTGTTCGTTTAATATTACCTTCTTTATCATAGGCCGGATGCAGACATCTCCACTTTACTGCGTGTTCCCTATGTTCACCATAGAAGTCATCACAGTAATCTCCGGTACGTAAGAACCTATCTAGGTTTGCAATGTATCCGGCAGTAGCAGATACCTTTGCATAAAGGCCCTTTGTATTAGGTTCTTTACGGAGGAGAGATCTATCTTCTTTCAAGATCTCTTTCTGTGTTGCCTGCCACCGTCTGATATTTTTAAGAGAGAACACATCATCTTCAGGTAATGCCAATATATTATCAGCAATGTATGCATATGTCGGTGGATTTTTTAGTAGCTTTTCGGCCCGAGCTTTAGCAAAACGCTCAGCAACCTGCTTGCGCTGTTCCTCTGACATAGGCTTGCGTGGCTTCTTAGACTTGATTTTTATAGTATTTCTCTTAACCAT